TGTAGCGTCAGCTAAACGTCCGAGCGCAACTGGACGCAGAAAAACTGTGAAACTCACACCATCACAGGTAGCAATTGCTAAAAGATTAGGTGTGCCACTTGAAGAATATGCGAAACAATTAACAACACTCACGAAGGAGGTATAGGCATATGGAAGATAAAAATATAAAGACCACTCGTGCGAGCCAAAGTAGAGAAAAAACAAAACGACCTCAAACTTGGACTCCACCATCATCTCTTGATGCACCGCCTGCGCCGGAAGGATTCCGACACAGATGGATAAGAGCCGAGACAATGGGCTTTGATGACACAAAGAATATGTCCGGTAAACTAAGATCAGGATTCGAACTCGTAAGAGGAGACGAATATCCGGGATCTGAATATCCAGTTCTGAACGAAGGAAAATACGCAGGAGTCATAGGAGTTGGAGGCCTATTGCTGGCTAGGATACCTGAAGAGATCGCAAGATCACGTGAAGCTTATTTTGCAAAACAAACTAAGGATCGCGACGATGCAGTAAATAACGATCTAATGAAGGAACAGCACCCAAGTATGCCGATCAATAGTGATCGACAAACTCGTGTAACCTTCGGTGGTACAAAGAAGAACTAATTATTTAGTAATTTCTGAGGAACACCGATCAACTTAAAACTTAGGAGAAAACAAATATGGCAAATACAAACGCCCCTTTTGGGTTTGTTCCAGTTGGTAAAGTTGGTCAAAACGCTGACAACCAAGGTCTGTCATCGTGGTACATAGCTGATAACTCTAGTACTTCAATCTATCAAGGTGACTTGGTAGCATTGCAAAGTTCTGGATACATTAGCCAAGGTACTGCGTCTGACCCTGCGTTAGGCGTTTTCTGGGGAGCTTTCATATCGAAAGATCCTTCAACAGGAAAACCAAAATATACTAACTACTATACCCAAACAAACGTAGCAACAGGTGAAACTATTGAAGCTTTCGTATACGACGATCCGTATGCAAGATTCTTAGTTCAAGCTGATGCTTCAATCGCTCAAGCTGATGTCGGATTAAACTTCGACGTTAACGTGGGCACTGGTAGCACAATCAACGGCCAATCAGGTATGACTCTAGATGTTGGTACATCTGGAACTTCAAGCACTTTATTGGTTAAGTTTTTTGGCTTTTCCAAAGAAATCGGAAACGATTCAACTTCAGCTTATGCTAAATGCATTGTGCAAATCAATGAGCATCAGTTGAAACAACCGACTATAGGAGTATAAGATATGGCTATATCACGACAACAACTAGTTAAAGAACTAGAGCCAGGTTTGAATGCCCTATTCGGCTTGGAATATAAAAACTATGCTAATGAGCACGCTGAAATTTTCGACACAGAAAATTCTGACAGAGCTTTTGAAGAAGAAGTAATGCTTTCGGGCTTTGCTAACGCTTCAGTTAAGCCAGAAGGATCTGGAGTGTCTTATGACAACGCTCAAGAAACTTTCACAGCTCGTTACACACACGAAACAATCGCTTTAGCATTCTCTATCACTGAGGAAGCTATCGAAGATAACTTGTATGACAGATTAGCTTCTAGATATACCAAAGCATTGGCTAGATCTATGGCTAACACTAAACAAGTTAAAGCGGCTAACGTGTTAAACAATGCGTTCAGTTCTACTGTACAACCAGGTGGTGACGGTGAAGCTTTATTATCTACAGCTCATCCAATCATTGCTGGTACATTCAGTAACACTCTTGCAACTGCAGCTGACTTAAACGAAACATCACTAGAGCAGTCTTTGATAGACATCGCTGCTTTCGTTGATGAAAGAGGTTTAAAAATTGCTGCTAGAGGAATGAAATTAATCATCCCTAGTGAACTTCAATTCACTGCGGACAGATTAATGAAATCTGCGCAAAGAGTTGGAACAGCTGACAATGATATCAACGCAATCAAAAATATGGGGATGATTCCTCAAGGTTATGTAGTTAATCACTACTTAACTGACACTGATGCGTTTTTCATCAAGACAGATGTACCAAACGGAATGAAAATGTTTGTTAGATCACCTATCAAAACTTCAATGGAAGGTGATTTTGACACTGGTAACGTGAAATACAAAGCTAGAGAAAGATACAGCTTCGGTTGGTCTGACCCTAGAGGTATGTTCGGTTCTCCAGGAACAGCATAATCCTTTTACTAATGGGGCAGGCTTGACCTGCCCCATTAACTTTGATATTGAAGAAGGCGTGAGAACCTATCTAATTAAAATTTTTACTAGACCATTACAAACCAAGTTCTATATGGACTCAGAAACAGAGATTAATTCTGTTGAAGAATTACATAAGAAATTGATTGACTTTCTGGGAAAAAATAAGCTAGAATGGGAAGAGAATTTGTTGAAATACTCAAAAGACAATTTCTATATAACCTACGAGGAGGTTGAACGTGACAAACAGCACAATGTTACTCTTCGCCAAGAAGCTACAACTTGAGTCCAAATGGAACGAAATGTATCTTCATAATGATGGCAAGATAACAACAGAAATGCTTCAACTTGGGGATGAGATCAAAAAAGTTATTAGATCTATCTTAAAAGAACAAGAAGAAGAGGCTATTAATTACACGAATTCTAAGGATTACGAAGTACATCCATTTGCAGGGTAATTAAGAGCTAAGATTATTGGTATAAAAAGTGTGTTTAGACTACGGGATACCTTGCACTTCTCTATAATTTTCTATATATTCTAATCACTATACATAAAAATATTCTGCATAGACGAGTATAGTCGACAGCCTAGAGACTATGTGGAATTAACTAGGAGGATAATACTATGGCAAATAAAACAACTTTCACTGGATTCGTTAGATCGAATGGTGGAGATAATTCAAGAACAACTTATGCTGGTTCAATACCTATGCAGGCTCAATTTTATTTTGATCCTACTGCGGTTGCAGGAACTGATGCACAAGTATCAGCAACTGATACAAGCAAAGTTATTCTTCCAAAAAATACAGTAGTCACTGGAATCACTTTTAATGGTGCAGCAACTGGTGGTACTAGCCCAACTATTGATATGGGTTACACTGATTATGATGGTGGAACAGGCTTTGTTGATATTGATGGTCTATTAAATGAAGGAGTTGCCGATGGAGGTATCAAAACTGTATGGGGTGGTGATTCTACTTCAGGTGCTTCTTTAGGAAACATTGCTTTACCTGCTACTGAGATTATTAAAATCGTTGGTGGAAAAGGTGCTTCAGCAGCAACAGGTGGAACAATTACTGGAATCATTTACTACTATGTAAAAGATGACGGTAAAGAATCTAACTAATAAATAATTTAATGTGGGGCTTCGGCCCCATATAAATTATAAGGAGAAAAATTTATGGCAATGAAATCAGATGTAAAACCGATAGTACTAACGGCAGACGGTCCAGCATTCACAGGTAGAACTAGAGTAAGAGCTTATGCTGTTCAGTCTACTGGTGCTTCTGGAAGTGCTGTTATTAATACTTTAGTTAATTCAACACAAGCGAGTGCGTCTACTACTACTGGAGTGTATATGACAGTTCAAGTAGGAGCAGGACAAACAGAAACATTAAATCTACCAGAAGATGGAGTTTTATATAAAGACGGTGTTGGTGTAACTTCTTTATCTAATGTTACTGTAACCTTATTTTTAGATAAATAGGAGGGTAGATGGCTACCTCTGGTACTACATCATTCAATCTAGAAATAGATGAAGTTATAGAAGAAGCTTATGAAAGAGCCGGTGTTGGTGGAAGCCGAACTGGTTATCACTTAAAAAGTGCCAGACGTTCTTTAAATATTTTATTTTCTGAATGGGGAAATAGAGGCGTTCATCTATGGGAAGTAAAACAGGCAACTGTTCCTTTAGTACAAGGCCAAGCAGAATATAATTATGCAAGTGATCCTACTAATTTTCCTAATGATATTAATGATGTATTAGAAGCTTATGTTAGAAATAATACTGTTTCTTCTGCACCCAATGATACTTCCTTATCTAAAATAGATCGTTCTGCATATGCAGCGATTCCTAATAAATTATCACAAGGAACACCTTCACAATATTATGTTCAACGAACTGTAAATCCAAGTATCTATTTATATCAAACACCTAGTGCTGGATTTTCAGGATCTAATTATCAATTTAAATTTTATTATGTAGCTAGAATTCAAGATGCAGGTGCCTACACAAATACAGCAGATGTAGTATATCGTTTTATTCCTGCAATGGTTTCTGGACTTGCTTATTATTTAAGTATTAAACATTCTCCAGAACGAACAGAATCATTACGTTTATTATATGAAGATGAATTAAAAAGAGCTTTGGAAGAAGATGGTCAAAGAACATCTACTTATATTTCACCACAAACATTTTATGGAGATGGAGTATAATGGCAGGAATTGAAGATATTATTAGAGTATATAGAGGAACTGAAAATATTCCTTTAGAGGATCAAATTAAATATTCTGATCGTGGAAAATATTTTACAACCAATGTTGATGATGCAAAATGGTATGCTCAAAAAAAAGGAACATTAAGTGGTAAAGTTAATTATTTAGATTTAACAAAAGAAGAATTTGATAAAGCTAAAGCTTTATCTAAAATAAAAAATGTAAGATTACCTGGAGAAGTTATTATAGATGAAAATTTATTAAAAAATCAAAAATTAGATTTTTTTAAAACTTTGCAAGCAAGGACTGGTAATTTAACAGATTTGGCTAAAAAAGGACTTTCAAAATTAATGAGTTTACCTATGTCTGTTGTTTTTAGTGTTATAGATCCAACAGATGCAAATGCAGATGAAATTAATATGAAATTAGAAGATTTTGCAAAATTAAAACAAGTAGAAGGACTAATGGATAAATCATTACCTTCAGAACCAAGAGATATATAATGTCAACTTTTGCTAAAGGAAAAAGATCATTAGCAATATCAGACCGTTCAGGAATGGCATTTCCTTATAAAGAAATGGTATTTGAATGGAATGGTGCTTTTGTGCATTATTCAGAATACGAACCTAAGCATCCACAACTAGAACCAAAACCAGTTGGTGCAGATCCAGAAGGATTACAGTTTGCAAGACCACAAAGAACAGAACCACCTACAGCAGATTTATTACCAGAAGATCCTTTTGTAGTAACTTCCGGATCTACTACAGTAACAGTTAATGAACCTTATAGTGGAAGAGTAACTGGAGATTTTGTTAGATTTAATGGAATACCAAATAATATTGGCGGAGTAGAACCAAGTAATATTCAATTATTAACTACATTAGCATCTACTATAGATGCAACTACTACCACTATTACATTAACAGACTCTTCTCAATTTCCTACTTCAGGATATATTATGATTGAAAAATTAAATCCTGTTACTCTTCGTTTTGAAAATGAAGTAATAAGCTATACAGGAAATAGTTCTAATGTATTGACAGGATGTGTAAGAGGTACTAATTCATTGACTAGAGGGATCAGTTTAGGAAACACGATAGCAACTGCCCACGAAGCAGGATCCACTGTATATGGTGGATTTTCTATTACAATGGTAAGTAGTGTAATTCCTAATCCGGGAGTTCCTTCTACTATTACAGTACAAAATAGTTATACATTTAATTTAGTTTCCTCAGCAACAGGAAACGCAATTGGAGGAGGTTCGCAAGTATTTGCAGGACCAATGAACGATAAGGCTTAATATGAACTACGGACAATTAAGAGATCAAATTAGAAATTATACAGAAGTAGATAGCAATGGTCTATCTGATTCTACAGTAGCACAAATTACTGTTAATACAGAAAATAGAATTTATAGAGAATTAAATATTGATTCTTTTAGAGCTTATGCAACTGCAGCGATGAGCACAGGAAATAGATATGTAACAGTCCCTGCTAATTTAAGAAATATTCGTTATGTTCAAATTACTAGTGGAGGAGAACAAACTTATTTAGAACAAAAAGACACTTCTTTTATGGCTGAGTTTGATCCTACTCCATCGACTACTTATGGAACTCCAAGATATTATGCTAACTGGGATGAAGTAACTTGGGTGGTAGCACCTACTCCAGATACTAATTATAATATTACAATGGCATATTATGCACAACCTGCTAGTATTTCTAGTAGTGCCACTAGCACTAGTTATGTATCTACTTATGCAGAAGACCTTCTTTTATATGGATGTTTAACAGAAGCATATAAATACTTGAAAGGTCCGGCAGATATGATACAGTTATATGAACAATCTTATCAAACTGCTAGAGAGTCGTTTGGTGTTGAACAAACAGGTAGAAGAAGAAGAGATGAATACGTGGATGGGGTCGTCCGCGTTCCATTACAATCTGTTGACCCTTCAAAGTAGGAGAACAATATGGCAAATATAGTACCGGATAGTTTTAAAAACGAACTATTTTTAGGAACTCATAATTTTAGCACATCTGCAGGAGATACATTTTATTT